AACTGCCCTATTCTTGACATACACATCTGTCTTATCCCCGCTTACCTTGAACTGGGTAGTAGACACATATGTCACTGCATCCACTTCATCCCACCAGCCATCCCTGGCCCGCTCTCGCACCGCAACCTTCAGGTCTCTTATTCGCTCAGCACCAAGNGCCCGTGNCTCAGTGTCAGGTGGTAATCCCTCAAACGTGCTGTCCCATGTGTCAGTATAGCTCATTCCTCAATCCCCCGTATAAATGGATTATTCCAATACTCTCCTACAAGTCCACTCTTAGCACTCTTGAAGCCTTTCATCTTTGGCACATAGTCCGGATTATACTCCAGGTCTTTCAATACATCTGCCCATATCCCGCTTGTAACACTTGCCCAATGTGCACTATCATCATTCTCCTCCAGAACCGCATACCCCCATGCGCATGTAGCGGCAATAAGTAAGTCATCCTTATTCACCAGCTCACTCTCGTCAACATCCACCAGGAGTTCCTCAGGCCACTTCAAGTACCGCAGATACAGGGTGTATGCGTCATCAGGCACATAGTCTACAAACTCCACATAGTCTCCCCACCTCGTATACCGCCTCGGTTTTCCCAGTCCATACGTAACCGGATTTGCTTCCTCTTTATCCAACTCAGCAGGAGGCACATACTTCAATTTCCAACTATTAGTACCCTTAATAAGACGAAAAGTCATGATAGTATGTAAATCAACCACTCCAAAGTCATCCTTAAGATGGTATGTCTTTTGTCCACTAATCGTAACCACATTAGTAACTAATTTCTGCAACTCATGAAATGGATACAATCGTGCTACCCGCTTCTGCACTATATTTGCCCATGAGTGGATACGAGACTCCAGGTCAACCCTCTTTCCGAGTATTGCCTCAACCTCTGCTGTCCATGTGCCTAAGTCCATATAGACTCTCCTGTTTCATTTAATGAAATCAAAGAGGGAGACGTTTTCACACCTCCCTCTCCACACTCATATTAACTCCACCCATGTGCCCGCACTGTTAAGCATCCAGACCTTGCTATCTGCAATGTTCACTGCCAGTGTGCCAGAAGGCCCAAGAGCACCCTCCGGCACATCCCCAGTCGTTGCAGATGACGCAACTCCAATCTTGCGACTAAACACTCGCCTCGAATCACACACCAAGCTCTCAGCAAGTTTTACAAGGCTTCTACTTTCCGCTATTGCTCCTACAGATGTCCACGCCATCACTACACCTCCTTAATAGGTAATATCATGCAAGACACCCATGCATTTACAACGGCTAATGCACAGATTACCGGCCTCGATGATATGCTGCACCCTATCGTTAACTTGGTTAGTGATTGGCTTCCACTCTGTCGGTGTAAAGTGCATCTGTGGGTCATATACCCATTTCAGATACTTACTATTGAGGAAATACATCTTTGCAGCTGGTGCGCTTGGACTGTAGAACATCGGAATGCCCTTAAATGCAAGAGTCTCGAAACTAAGGTCAACAGACCCAGCGCCCAACGCTTGCTGTGCATAGTCCAATGCTTCCTTCTCATATGCCTCATACGTGGTCTGGTCAGTAAGAATACCATCCGGTTTATCACTGGGACGACCATCCATACAGGTATATAGCAAGTTTCGCATGTCATCAATGCCATAGCTGCCGAAAGCACCTGAAGCAGCCTTAGTCTTATTCCTCCACCAGGCATATATACCCCTGTCAATGCCTCCGATAACGCCAATAGTCGGGTCATCTGCAATGAGGTCAACAAGACCATTGATATTATCCCCTGCCTGTGCAGTAAAGAGTTTCTGTTCCATGAAGTCAATCAAACTTCGTTTCAGATTGTTAATCTTAGCAGTTAGCAAGTTGATAATCTGTGCCTTACCACTGTTCTTCTGGTCATCCACTCCATACCGGATTATAGCACCAGCTATATACCGCCAGTCGAACATGGCATCCGTGAGGAACTCTTCGTCAGCATAGTCAACCGTGCCGCCACGGGTTACTGCTTTGACAGTAGTATTCTTCCCATATTCAAGCGGATACTGTATCTTCCTGCCGCCCACCTGCGTGCCGACCCGACCTTTCTTCGTAAGCCACTCCCAAAATGGTGTGCCCCCGAATATCTGGTCAATCAGCGTGTCTTTCATCTCGATAAGTGTAGTCGTATACAGGTTATCGAGTTGTTCGGTTAATGTTGGTGTTGCCATCTCTTACTCCTTATTTGAAAACACCTCATCGAACGCCTTGGATGCTACACTTTCCACTGTCGGATTTACCACTTTCTCCTTAGTAGGTGCTGCTCCACCTGGCACTGCTCCGCTTCCACGCAGCTCAGCCGCAATCTTCTCTGCAAGAGGCACCACTTTCTTCTTAGGTTCCTCCTTCGCAGGACTGCCCATATTCTTCGCAATGAAGTATGCCTGCTCTGGTGTTAGTGCCGGATTAGCTTCCACAATCTTCTGCATAATTGGCACATAGTCGTTGAAGTCCTTATACTTAGCCGCCGTTCTCTCAATCTCCATCTCTGCCTGCACTCTGGCTACACTCTGTGCAACCTGTCCCACCTGCGGCAGCACATCATATGCTACTGCCTGCCGGACAAACTGCAAGAACTGTGCCGGTGTCATAGAGTCAAAGTCTTCTGGCAACTTGACTTCCCCTTGTGCTGGTGCCTGTGGCTGCTGCGCCTGCTGAGGTTCGCCCGTCCCCGACATTGCCTTCCTCGCAAGGTATTCAATGTAACTTGGGTCGTTCAACCTGGTGTTAGCTTCCTTGAGTTGCTGAGATAACTCATTCATCTTCTGTCGCATCTCTTCCAACTCATCAATCTCGGGAGTTTTATCCCCCTTCGGTTCTTCTTTTGCACTTTCCTGTTCCTTCACTCCTGGTTCACTCATCCTTCTTCTCCTTTGCTTTTTCACGTTTCCATTTGCGATATTCCCGAAGGACTTTAGCCCTGACCAGGAATACATCAGATGTCTTCAAAGCACCCTCAAACTCCATAGTCACACTACCATCCTCCCAGAATCGCACGGCAACCTCTGCCCTCTTCATCTTTGCACCTTTCTCCACTCTTACTTCCTTTCAATCCTCTAAGTAGGGAATTCGAAAGCCACGCTTTGCAGCTTCCTCCCGTCCCTGTTTCTTACTCTCTATCCACACTGGCTTTACATCCAGATTATAGTGCCAGTATGGTTTGAATATGTGCACATTGGGAGCACTTATCCTCTTCTTAAGTTCTACTCCACATTCCCTGCATACTCCCATAGGCTCATCCGGCCTGCGGAGCACTTCCCACTGCCGGTGGCACTTGGGGCATTCTACCTGATATAACGGCATTTCCCATCTCCCTTGGACTTATAGGACTCTCAGGTCCCCCCTGACTTTGCACTGGTTTCATCAATCTTACCCCATCGAAGCCTCGCACCATTCCTACCACCTGCCTGGTCAACTCTGACTGGTCTATCAGCGGATTAGATGCAAGCAGACTTACGAGTCCAGTCAGCTCCTGCATCCGATACTCTGTATTTAAGGGAGCTATGTCCTCTCCAGTTACCTGAACATTATACTCCCCCCTTATCTGGTCTCCCTTATACTCGACCCAATACTCTACCATATCAGGTCCTATGATTGGCTCTACCTTTGTGGTGTCCCACTTATCAAAAATTATATTATTCAACTTCTCCAAAGTGCGAGTCAGGAAATTAGCCACCTCATCCCGCCTCTCACTCATCCGCTCCTCCATACTTCCCTGTACTCTCCTACCCTCTCCCTCTGCGATATGCGTCTTCCCTACAAAGGCACCAAGCTGGTTCTGACTCATCCCAACTATCTCTCGGATACTATTCAACACATTATCCTTTGCTTGGAACAGTGTCTGTGGTATCTCAAGTGCAAGCTCATTGATATCCGCCTTTGGTGCACCATCCACCCCAATGCCAACCCCTACGTCCTCTGAGGTGAACTTGGTAAGTGCTGCTTCAGGGTCTTGCCCGAAGATGCCATTCTTGTACAAGAACCGCTTCACTGCAATACGCCTGTGTGCTTGTATCTGTGTCTCTATCTCATTCAACTCCAGCTGCAACGGAAAGAAGCTCTCCACGTCAGATGGAGGAAACCAGGTCGTATCCACACTCTCAGAGAAGGTAAGTATCTCGATAGGAAGCACTGGCAGAGAATTGTCCGCCTTCTGCAAGAAATTACCTGACCCCTCCGCAAGAGTCAGTATCTTCCAGTCCTTCTTATCATACACTTCATACAGCTTCACCATCTCTACTTCTCTCTTCTTCTCTCCCAGCTCTATAACTGCAGTTCCCTGCAGATTCTCGGTATGCTTAAACCTGGGGTCTTTCCTTACATCCTCCACTGGCCGGTAGTAGATAGTGCCAATCCATGGTACACTGTCCAGGTCATACGTCCCAGGAGGTATAAGCAGATTCTCCGGAAGTATCCTCTTCGCCCATGGGAAGTTTCTCTTCACCTTCGTATTATACTCCACCTTCTTATCCAGCAGCTTGTAGTCATCTCCCTCTTTCACGAAGGAGTCTCCGAACTCATATGAGTATCCCATCTTCAGCACACCAAAGCCACATAGGAAAGTGTCCACTATCAAGGCCTTTATCACTTTCCTCAGGTCAAGTTCCCGTATCAGCAGGTTGTCAATGTGCTCTACGACCATGGCATTACCTTCGAAACCACTTCTCTTACTTACCACACTTACATGTGGATTTCGGAAGTATACCCTTGGTATCAGATTCTTTACTATCGCATATACCAGATTGATAGGCACCACGCTCTTACTATACTGGCTACGATACGCCTTCCGATATAGTTTCCACTTCTTATATGAACTCTTAGTCTTCAGATACTCCTCGGAAGCCTTTACATCCTCGAGCCACTTGTTATATTCCCTGCTACTATGCATGTGCCATACCCCTTATCTGGTAGGTAAACGGGCCAAGTCCACTTTTATACTTACCCACGAGCTCCTCATATATGCGGTCAAAGTCAGTCACTCCATTTCCAACCACAGCACTNGCCTTTGGACGTGAGTAAGAATGAATACCNNCNGGCATCNCTGTCTCNCCNTATGCCAGCACATCCAGCAAGTCCATCTTCTTACCAGCAGGGTATGAGTCAAGCTGCTGTATAAGGTCTTCCAGACCCTCCCGCACATAGAACTTACCAGCACTGACCGGTGCCTCCAAGGTCTCAATTCTCTGCTCCTTACTCCGCTTGGTAGAAGGCATCAGGACCTCTATAGTATAATACTTCATCCGCTTAGTCATCTCATCCTCAAGAACGGTCTTCAGCACTCTCTGGAACAGAACACCTTCAATCCATATAGTTGGCAAGAAACCAAGCAGCTCGTAGGTATCTGCAAGAGTAAGGATACGAGGTATGAACTCCGAAGGTTTCTCATTTACCGCCATTGCCTCCAAGACTACTCTCTCCCCATTCTTGCCCCATGTCTCTACCAGGATACCAGTGTCTGAAGTGCTACCCTCTTCTCCAAGTGCAGGGTCTACAATTATGGCCAGGTGATAGTCCAACGCAAGACCAGGGTCGTGCCCCTTGAAGCGGTGGATTAGAGAAACGTTGAAGAGTTTCGACTCCGCTGGAAGTGGGTCATTTTCATACTGGCAGGAGAAAATCTTCCGCCCCTGCCTCTCCCGTATAGCCTTTAGCACTTCCACAGGGAAGCGTTCAGGGAAGGTGCTCTTCTTCTCCGGAACTTCCCAGCATGGGAGGTGGAAGATATGGTAACTCTTATCTGTCTCCATGACATGACTTAAGAGGTCATAATATGCCCACCTTGTGCCTACGTGCATGTCAATAGCCTTGGTTAGATTTATGAAGAGGCTCTCTGCATACTTATTCCACTCAATAACCTTCTCCATCTGCTCCCGACTGACAAGTTGGTCCTCATTTACGAGGTCATCCTTTACTATAATATCATAATGCCGGCTGACAGCTGTGCCACCTACGCCGATGGTCTCGATACTTGCCTCAGGAAACATCTCTGGCCTCTGCAGCTCCATCCCTTCCGAGTTCCATCGCACACTTCGGAAGTTCTTCGGTATGACTTCTGGGAAGAGTCCTCGGATTAGCTCGTTAGACTCAAAGACGCTTTCTATCTTCAGGAGGAACTTACTCGCATTAGCCTGTGTGGCGTTAGCGATGAGTATTCGGAGGGACGGATTATTGAGTAAGAACTGAATGCTCCGACTTATGGTAGAAATGGTACTCTTAAAGTATCCTCGAGGAAGCATGGCAAGTTTCCGATGCCACCTTGGGTCCTCCAGGAATCTGCAAAACTGGCCATGCGTCCGTGGAGTCAGGTCAGTAAAGCCGAGCAGGCCAGAGCAGAGGAAGTACAAGTCTACCTTTCCTCGAACTCGCATAGCATCTGCACGCTTCTCTGGAGGCAACTTTGGAAATATAG